GAATCATATGTTTGTATTTTAGGCATTATATACTATATTTTTTAATCATTAAATTATGTGCTGTTAAAGTGTTAACACTTGCTGTTTCTGCTCCAAATATTGCTATTGTATTTGTTAATGTAACTAAATTATTCACAGCAGCACCTGTAACAAACATTTGTTGACCACCTGTATTTGTATAATTAGCTCCTCCAGAAAATTGTACATCAAATTGAATGAACAATGTTGATATACTTTGTCTTGTTATTGTTGCTTTAAATAAACAAAATTTAGTCCCAGCTTGCATTAAAAAACTTGCAGGGGGAGTTGGTATAACTGATGCTCCATTTATATAAAGTCTAATACCTGCTACACTAGTGGTAACATCTACTGATAATGAGCTTATTAACTCTAAAGAATCACCATTTGTTGTCAATTCATTAGCAGCTAATGTATATGCTTGTAAAGATTCAAATGCTCCTGCTGCGCCATTTGTAGTTGATACATCAGTAATATTATTATATAATAATGATGTACCATTTTCTCCATCTGTACCATTGGTTCCATTAGTACCATTTTGACCTGTAGCTCCAGTATTTCCTATTGGAAGAACAGAGGAATTATTTGTTGAACAACTCATTTTAATTTATTTAATTACATGATGTACAAGAACTTCCAGTACATTTTTTATTTAATTGAGCTAATATATTGTTAAATTCATCTGCATTGCCACAGTTAGAATTATATTTTAATCCTTGTAACATAGCAAATGCTTCTAATGCTTTGTCAATATCTTTACCACATGAATTACATTCAAAATCCAAGTCTAAAAACATTGAAACAACACAACAATTAACATTACAATAAAATGATTGTACAATTGTTTGTGTATATGTATCTGTAGCTGTAGTTACTGTATATAAGAATGTTATAATTTGATCTGGTATTGTATCTGTTAAAGCAAGTCCAATATCTGTATTTAATATGTTATATATAAAGCCTGTATCAGTAGTTGGGAAATTACCTGTAGCAAATAGATCTATTACATAAGATGTACCAGATGCCATTGTTATAGTTAATGTAGCTGTCAATGCATCATCTGTTGTGTCATTTGGACTATTCCATCCATTTGGATTACTAGTGACATTGTACAATCCTGTCAACTCTTTAAATGACAAATTATTACAATTTGAAGATTCACATATTTCAAAAGATAAAACTACACTCATTTATTTATTATTAATATTGTTAAAAAAGAAGGGGTGTAATAACTAATAGCCAGAGAGGAAGGAAGGAAACCTAGGCTAAAAATTAAATACACCCCAAAACATTATAACATTCTCCTCTAAATGTTATTTATTATTTATTAGATTGCTATAGCTGCTGGAGCTAAAGGAGTAGTTGCCATCCAAGCATTTAATGCTGCTTGCAAATCTACACCTGCTGCTGATTTAGTACTCATTGCTGTATTTCCTGTTGCACCAACTACAATAGCTGGAACTGCAATGAAGAAATTCTTTCTAGAGAACTGTCCTACACCTGCACCATCTTGAATAGTTAAATCTTGTACATTGATATTTATGATATCATAGAAAGCTTTACCTAATACTGCACCTGTTGCATTTGTAGATGTTGCTACAGCTGTTAAAATAGCTACTGTTGAAGATACAAAATATTTAATTTCATATAATACACCATCTAATGAAACAATTGATCCAGAGAATAATTGTGTTGCAACTGTTGCATTTGAGAAAGTTACTAAATCTACACCTACAGTGGTAGCAGAAGTTAATGTAAATGCTCCTGATGTAAAACCAGCTGCTAAAGTTAAATATGCTTGTGCTGGTACTGGCCATAATCTACGGTTTAAAACTCCTTCATTTCCAAGGAATTTATTTTCCATATTATACACTTGATTATAAGTTCCATTTCCTGCTTTAGGAGTTTGAATTAATCCAGCAAATGTTCCAGAACCAAATCCAGTTGCATCATTTACATGTACAGAGAAACTAACAATTTCTTCTGCATATTGTGTGTTTTGAAATTGGTTAATAAGTAAACCAGTGATTTCAACACCATAGTTAGCTGCACCTGTCAAGCCATAAGCTCCAGTACCATCACCAATTACTACAGCAATTACTTCTTTAATTCCAGCTACTGCTGAACCATAAGCTGATGTATTAATAAGTCCTGCAATTTGTGTTGCAATTGTTAATTGTGTTGCTGCTGCTGCTGATGTAAATACACTGCTCAATACTTCTGGTCTTTCAGAATAAAATGATTTATCATTTTTAAATACTAATGTAAATTCATATTCTGTTGAATTAGCTACTGTGATAGAACCACCTGCTACTAAAGCTACACCATCTGATGTTTGATTAGCTACTGATGCTCTATGATAACCAATTGCACCTACAGTGCGTCTAGCTGGAGTATAAGACTCTGCACTATAACCTATTACACTTGTTCCTTTAATTGGATTAGAACGTTTAAAATCTCCATTAGCTAATTTATCAACTAAATAAATAGTTGGAGCCAAAGCAATAGTAGAAGCTGATAAGCTAATCTGAAGCATATCTGGACCTACAATTCCTGTGTTAGTAGTTAATGATGGAAGTGGAGTTGTTGCTGCATCTAAAGCTGCTGCATTTGCTATAAAAATTTCTGATACTTTATGTACGCTCATTATTTCTTTTTAATTTAAAATTTGTAATTATATTATTATTATTTATTTATTGTTTTTTTATTAAGAGAAGATACCTGCTAATACACCACTTCCATTTGCATTTCCAGTAACACACCATTGTGTAGCTGATGTAGCAGTGAATTTAACATGTGAGCCAATTTTACCACCTGATGTTGTACCATTCATTGACATTACTAGGAATGTTGTGTTGGGTTTAACCACTATTCCCTGAGGTGCTGTATAAGCTGCTGTATCATCTACAAGTAATATACTACCCACCATTAAATCTCCTGTAGCTGCTGTAACTCTAAATAAATTACTTGTCACTGAAACAGTGACAAAAAATTCAAAGAATGTTCCAATACCTGCTGTTGCAATAGCTGGTAGTGTAAAATCTAATCCAGCTGCATCATCTACTAGAATAAATCTACCTGATTGTGCTGTAGTTAATACTACTGGTGTTGCATAAGCTCCACCTGTATCTGTAACTTGTTTTTTATAATTTAATGCTCCTGTAATTGATGCTGTTGTTCCAACACTTAAAGATGTAGTGGCAGTAACAGATGTTGCTGATGTCACTGAATCTAATGTTAAACCTCCTTGTTGAATTGTATTAACAACAGTTGCAATTTCTTGTACTTTAGAGCTTAATACTTTTGGATTTGGTATTTGAGCACCTAAAAAAGGTTTTGGTGCAATTTGTGATATTGGTGTTACTGCCATTATTATGTTTTATTATTCTTGTTTATTTTGTACTAGTTCTATTCTTGAAAATTGATAACCTTTTAATTTTGATTTTTTTGATTCTACTATTCTATTCAATGTAACTAATTTTGAAATTGCTCCTAAATTAATTCCATAAAATTTAGATATTTCAGCGCCAGAATTCCATATTTTAATTAAATTTAAATCTTTATCATATTGGTAAACTGTTTTGAAATATTTAGGACATGGATTATGATTTAACTTTATATTTTTAATATGCTCTTCACTAAATCCATTTTTATATCTTTCTTTATTAGCTTTGCCTATTTTACTTTTAGTTTCTTCTGAACATATAATTCCTGTTGTTCTTCCTGCTGTAGGACTTAAATTATATCCAATTTTGTTGTTATATGTTTGATATAAATCAAGACAATATTGTTCTCTTTCAATTAAATTAGTTATTTCACAATATTCAACAATTTCAAAAATAAAATTTGTTTCACCATGTTTATTAAAAGAACTTTGTAAATATTGATTTGGATGACAATTATGTCTTAGATTATACTTATGATTTTGTCTTCTTTTAAAGTAATCTTCTGTACTTCCAATATAAAATTTTCTGTTAATTATATTAGTTATTTTATAAATTAATATATGTTTAGTTGCCTTTCTACTCATTTCTATTTTCTACTGTACTTATATAACCTGTTAATCTTTTTGATTCAATACCTTCCAAGGCTAAACTTATACTTATAGAAACTATTTCTTGATGGCATTGTTCTGATAATTCACAATCTACTGAATTTGTTACACTAATTCTAACAGGTTCTTTAATATATCTTAAATGATAATCTGTTATTGTAACTCCTGTAGAAGATATTAATTCTACTCTTCCAGCTTCCATTAGTCTTAATATCTTACCTTCATTAGGTTGAGCAAATGGATTATTTATAATTTTACTATAATCATTATGCTGTATAGCTTCTGTAAATACTCTATCTGTTACTGTTGAACCATTACAACCTACATAACTTATTCCTGTTAATTCTTGTATAATAAACCAATGATTAGTTGGTAATGTTACAAATCTTGCATTAGAATTAATATTATCTACAGCATTAACTGCTGGAATTAATATAGCATTAGTTACTAAGTTCTTTAAGTCTTCTGTTCTCTTTTGAGTTTCTTCAAATGATTGTCTTTTAGCATTTGAAACTCCATATCTCTGTTTAACAAAAGCGTCTTGAGCTTGATTTAATAACAGCTCAATTTGATCTGTTTGAAAATCAGGATAATTTAAACTGTCAAATTTATCTAGTCCTTGCTTGAAAGCAACTTCCATTTCTTGACTTGTCATCTATTATTTTCCTTTCTTAGCTTGTTTAGTTACTTGAATTGCTGCTAGTTTAATAGATTGATTTTTAACATCTTTTAAAAATGCTACAACACTATCAATTGAATTACCAATTACTTCTTGTTCAAAGCTATAGAAAGAACCTTTTTTAACTAATGTTCCTGCTTCT